AATAGCAGAGTAGAGTTTATAGTTCCTTCTTGGTCTAGCGCGATGGATGAGCCAACAGGGGCGGCTTTAGTCTGTGTTGAGTATCCGGCTAATTGTGGTGGTTCGTTTCCGAGATAACTCATATATTAAACGCCTCTTTCACTTCCTCTGTTGTTAGGCCAAGATTCGAAAGTTTGGTGCGGACTGAATCTAGTTTTTCTTGTCTGGCTACTTGTTCTGCTGTGGGTTCTGTAGGGGTGGGTTCTACAAATGCAAACACATTGCCGTCCCAACTACCGCCTATGCGGGCATCGCTAGTGGCTTCAATCAGTTCAGAATCAGGCACGGAGAACGCAGTCTGCCCATCCCATACAATCATGTTTTCTACAAGGCCGTTTTTAACTACTGCGTAATTAGACATTATTGGTACTCCATCACTTATAGAGGTAAATCACTACGATTCCAACAGCGCCAGCAGAAGCGGCGTTGACGCCTGAACTTGGCGAACCCGATCCTCCGCCAGAACCATTCGCTAGTCCCGGTGTTGAGGCTTGAGTACCGGCTGCAGACTTGTAGGCGCTAACACCGCCACCCCCCCAATAACCGCTACCACCACCGTAGCCGCCAGATCCGCCAGCACCACCGGCAAGGTTTATGTCACCGCCCGTAGGTGCTACTGATGCAACTCCGTTGTATCCATATTTTCCGGGTTTTCCACCTGGGCCTGTCAACGTGACGAAACTAGTTCCGCCCGATGTGTAAGTTACTGTGGTATCCACGCCGATCGTTCCATCGACTCCAGCGCCTCCGCCAGCAGCAGCGGTGCCTATCACGATAGACATAATAGTATCAGCAGCGAGTGACAATGTTTTTATCACTGTGCCGCCAGCAGAACCAGCACTAGCACCTAGTGAGACATTTGCACCGCCCCCGCCACCACCGCCACCTGTTACATAAAATACTTGCTTTGTGATGCCAGCGGGAATGGTATAACTCTGGCTGCTAGTAAACGCCTCCATGTCATCAAAACCAGAAGCAGCAACAGCCCAGCTTGCATCACTCCCATCAGTTGTTAGAAACTTTCCGCTCTGACTTGTCTGGGAAGGCAGCGCATCCACAGTCCCCCAAGTGCCATCGCCCTTGAGATATTTGCTGCTTGTGATGCCTGAAGCATCAATTAAATTTACGTCAACTTTTGTCGTTGCCAAAGTAACTTCCTCTAAATTGTTCTGCGATGTATGCCTTTGCTTCTATCAAGCAGTTAGGCAGCATGTCATCTGGTGATATTGTCATCCATACCACCAGAAACGGTATTAAAAACCAATGGGCTATTCTTGCTATCCCTACTATAAAATCCATTATCCTTTAGGATATTTATCTTTAACTGCCTGACGCTTACCTTCTAGTGAAGTAATCGCAGCCATTCTTTCTTCAACCACGCCTTCCCAAAGGGCAACAGTAATTTCATCTATAGGTGGGTATTCTGCTTTGCGTTTCTCAGCGTAAGTGCGCGTGTCTGGTGCAGGATCAGGCTCAACAAATGTAAATACATTGCCGTCCCAACTACCGCCTATACGAGCATCGCTGGTCGCTTCGATTAATTCGGAATCAGGTATGGAGAACTCTGTAACACCATCCCAGACAACTACATTCTCAACAACACCGTTTCTAACTACCGCGTAATTAGCCATTATTTATACTCCCAGATGACTACTATTCCCGGCCCGCCATTATAGCCAGTACCAAAATATGGCCCATAACCCCCCTCTCCGGGGTTTAACGCGGTAGCACCCTTTTGCGCCCCCGGGCCCCAATAACTCCCTACGGACGCATAACTCCCTGCGTAAACATTACCCCCAGATAAATTAATATCACCACCTGTTGCTGTAGTTCGAGTACCAGTATTTGATGCCGCAAGAGTTCCCGCAGGGCCTCCTAAACCAGTAATAGTGTTGGCAGCGTCTACCCAACTAGAGTTGCCACCTGCTGTTGGCGATCCTCCAGCGACTCCAGCGGCCCCGACTAATATAGTAGCCGTTGCAATGCTAGAAACATCTAAAAACTTAATCGCAGTTGAACCAGAAAATCCTCCACAACTAGCGGAGGCGCCACCACTATAACCGCCCCCTCCGCCACCAGTAACATACATAACTACTTTTGTTACATCTGTAGGTCTAGTCCATGTTCCACTTGGCAGTGATCGCATTTGTACAAACCCAGAAGATGCTATAGCAGCCCAACTAGCCGCGCTTCCGTTTGTAGTTAGGAACTTACCGCTCTCACTTGTTTGGGAAGGTAGTGAATCAACAGTAGTCCACGCCATGTCATCCTGAAGGAACTTAGCCCCATCGGGTGTTCCTGTCGTGGCTAGTTCTGCAACACCAACTGAGTCATCCGCCATCTTAGCTAGGGTTACTGCATCATCAGCTAACTTTAATGAGGTAACAGAACCATCAGCAGGAACAATTGCAGTTCCAATATCGTTGATGCCTACTACTTCCACAGTAGCCCCATCAGCAAAGTTCCCCGACGCGAGAGTAATGGTCGTGGGAGTTCCTGCTATTGAGAAGGCGTCTGTCTGTTGAACAACACCATTCACTGTGAAGATGAGAGACTCTTCGCTAGGTGCAGTCCATGTTAAGACAACAGTATTAGTCGAAGATCCAGAGATGGCATACGCTGCTTTTAATCGTATGTCAGAAGACTTTAATTCTGTTCTACCTAAATACGACATCAGGTGATCTCAAGGACTGAAGCAAAGATATCAAGGTTTCCACTAGCGTTAGAGGATTTGGCATGGAGTTTGTCTCCAGACTCCATATTCAACTTAATGCCATCAAACACTAAAGAACTATTGGCTGGGACTGGGGTTGTCTTACAGATATAGTAGTTCGGCGTTCCCCCCGCACTTATGTCTTCAACAGCAATGTCTGCATCTACACTCACTGTTCCAGTATTGCAGACTGTTAAACTGTGAATCACTGTTTCAGCAACACCAGCCGCGTGTGCTGCAAACACTTCTGTAAGAGCGGCGTCTGTGAGGGTCTTGCCCTTGTTCTTAAATGCATTTGCCATATTTTTGTCCTATTAACCTAAAGCAATCGCCATTGCAACGCCAGTGCCAGCAGGGTCGCCTGCTGTTGGAGTTCCCCATGACGTATCAGTTCCATTGTTTGTTAAAAACTTACCAGAATCAGAAACAAATGATGGTATTAGTGCTGCTGTAGTTGTTGATGGGAAACTGCCCTGCAAGACTGACTTAATTAGATTAAGATGTCCTTGCGGGGAAGTTCCTCCACCTTCAGATACCGGATCGCCATTAGCAGGGTTAGTCGTTACAAGCTGACTAACTCTTGTTGCAGTTTCTACAGCCATTACGAGGCTGCTGAAGTAAGCGTTACAGTGACAAGCAGAACATCACCACTAACAACAGACTGTGCTGAACTGAAATCTACTGCTCCATATAATGTACCAGTAGTTCCGCTTTTCGTGCTATTGTTGGTTAAAAACGCGCCATAAATGTCATCAGTAGCGTTCATAGTAAATAGTGCTTTGCTTGCGCTATTATCTACAGACTTAGCGGCTACAGCACCTAGTGTAAGTGTTGGTCTAACAGTCTCGCTATATATAGCGAGTTCTGCCCAACTACTATGTGAGGCCATCGTATCAGCAGCAACCGGTGTACCGGTATCCTTCAAGCCAACATAATGCGCGGCTGTATAACCAGAACCCTTAAAGTAGTTTGTTAGTACATCATTAAGTCCTGCATCAACGACGAGGTTTTCATTCACCTCGCGCCATTTTTCCTTGCCGTCCGCATCATAGCAAACTACTTCCCAGATGCTTCCTAATGTTAATCCAATTTTACTCTCGCTCATTTTGATACCTTAGTCCATGTTGTTGATGGGTCAGAAGAAGAAGTCCATGTTGTCGATACTTCTACATCAGGCTCCCACATTTTTCTTTCTGCGCTAGTAGAGCCTAAATAACTTGTAAGTGTTACGGTCTGTGTGTACTGATAGTTTGGTGTTATCGAATCTCCAAACTGCGCCTCGAATGTAATCGTGGGCATGTTGTGAGAAATGCTTACATCAAACTCAGCGGGTAATGTTGCTATCTTCGTATACTGGTAATTAAACCCCGCAGACATTCCAAAATTAGACTCTAGATTGACAGTCTTCATATTATGGGTTGGTGTGCTTTCGCCTAAACTAACGCCCAAGGTGCTTGTTTTGGTGTACTGTCTATTAGATGTTATACCCATCCCCATAAAGAATGGGAAATTAACATCCCGTATATTATCCTCACCAAGAGACGTGCCAAATCCCATTGAAAACGAAACAGACTTTAACTTGCCAAACCTTATATCAGTTACGCTTTCATCTAGAAACAGTCCAAAAGAACTGCTCTTCTCCCTATCGGGCGTGTTCCAGTTTACTCCTATTGCGCCACTTCCACTAACCCAAGTTATGGGTGCAATAGCCTTATTCCATACGAGGGAGGACATTAGTGGTATCCAGTAGTATTAATAACTCTCATCGATGAGCCAGAATGTCTATCTCTTGCGTCTGCGGACTGTATAGAGGTTATAGCGTTTACAACAAAATCTTTCCAAGTACCCATTCTTGTATCATTAACTAGAAAGGGTTCTGCATTTAAAAGAGCGCCATATAGATATAGGTCAGGCGCATTATCTAAAACCCAATTGGTTGCAACTGTAGAAGACAATGCATCAAAGGCTTTATAGAAATCCATTTCCATTGTCATCACGGAATCAGGTGCTGGCCCTAGTATTAATTCGTTTGCAACCATTGTATACATAAGGGGAACCCCTGTTTTGCTACCTCCCCACACTCTATCGTGTATCTCTGGGGTAACATACTCAAGGGCTGTTATAGGGTCAGTGTTAATCTGGAAGTTACGCATCTGGATATAACCACCGGGCAATGCATAACTCTTTTGCCCCGACACTGTACTTGCCGTATACCTTCCTTCCATACCACGAATCCTCAACTCTCTATTGAATTGAGCCTCGGCCAGAGAAATAAACTCTGGGATTCTATCTGTCAAATCATCCCGATTTAACCAGTTTGCTACAGAGGCTTTAAGTTCTGTATAGGTTGTAATTGCCATTATTGCGTCAGTTCAGATATTTCCAAATTACCATCAGTAGAGTTCCTGATTGCGGAAATTATTTGCCCCGGAATACAATCAAAAGTGTATGGCTCATTTGCTTTTAAAAACACACTAGCAATGGCAGATGCTGCGACTGAACCTGTAGTTCCGAAATTAACATAGCAATCTGTACTTGCATGAAGCATCACTGCATATGTTTGATTTCCTACAGGGCTGGCTGTCCCAACTGTTGCTGCATAAGCTAATGTCTGATTTACATTTAGCGGCTTGAAAAAATATTTAATGGCTGTCATATCGATTTCCTATATATGAGTCGGGGCAACTCTAAAGTATTTGTAGTCTGGGTTATTAAGATAAGCGGCAAAAAGAATAGGGTCTTTCCAGATATCACCTTGAAATCCTATACCTGTTCCGCCTGTTTGCTTGTCCCACAGTTCTAATATATTATGTGGAATAGTATGGCTATGGTGCCACTCCCCTCTTTTGAGAGACAGTTTGTCACCTGCATCATTAAACTTTCGTTTAGTATATTCAAGAATAGGGCCAACATCTTGCTTCGTGGTAAAAGTGACAGAACCGTCTGTATGCTCAGTAAGATCTGTACGTCGATACGGGCTAGTATCTAGCAGTGTTGTTCGTTCATTATTTATTTCCCACTTCATAAAGCCTCACTCCCTATGCCGCCTATAAAGTCTCCCCGACCTTTATCATAAGATTTTTTTACCCATTCTTCAGCAGATTTAGGCACAGGCTCATCTTTGGGCCGTACCTTTTTTTGTTTCTTTTCTAATTTCTGTGCGATCTCTTCGATTTCATTCATAATAAGATAGGGGGTGAGTTGCCCCACCCCCTTTTTTACATATTAGTCTGCAACGTCAGCCAAGAAACCACTTGACTTTTCGTTCTTAGACATTAAGCCGTATTCAGCAAGCAACATCTGCCGAACGCTATCACCGGTCTTTGCCAGCGGCCCCGTT